CTTATCTTGCTGTGTAGCAATAAAAATTAGGGGGACGGTTCCTGGTCCAGCACCAACATTGATACTCTGATCAATTACTGAAATACTTACGCCAGGTGATACTAATGTAGCCATTATAATTTAACTCCTTTGAAGAATTATGCTTCTTGTTAGTTGTATTTATCAGGAAGGGTGTTAAATGCTCGGCAAATGAAAGGTACTATCGTGAAATACCACCTATAAGGTCTGTCACCTGTTTATTGAGATCTTCCAATGTTGTATTATTATTTATCTCATAATCAATCCTGGAACCTACCCAGGCCCACTCACTAAAATGTGCGCTAGAGTAGGTCTTTGTCATTGCTTCTTTTGCTAAGGAATTGCCCTTATTTGCAAGAATTGCAGTCTCATACCAAACAGGTGTAGGGCCGCGATTAATCTTGACTAGCACACCTTTTTGTTCTTGGATAAACTTGATCTCATTTGGAAATCTAACATCACTAATAACTACATGTTGTTCGGGATTTTTACGGATGCGATTCTGCAAGGTTAAGAACCATAAGTCTTGGTGGAAGTTATTGCGTAATGCCTCTGTACCAATCACCTGTAATGCAAGGCGTGGACTAAAATTAGGCATATTGAGTTTTTCTGACCACCACGGATCTACAATTTCGCGCCATTCCCTTGATTCTGTTGTATCACCTTCGAGCATTGCACGTGGCCAATCAAAGATTACTGCACATGCATCTTTCAATCCTGCTGCAAAACTGTCCTGTCTAAAATCAAATCTGTTGACAAGCTCTGATGCAACAGTGCCCTTCCCGCTGTTAATGAAACCTAATAGTCCAACGATCATAAGAAAACCCCTAAAGTGCTTTGTATTAGTTATACAGAGAACGCTTAGGGGTTAGCTGTTTTTGTTAGCCTATTACAAACGCATATCCATCGCCGCTTGTCACTAAGTTCAGTAATTGTTGCTCAAGCTTTTCAATTTCTGCTGCGGCCTCTGTCTTCAATGTAGCACCATTTAGGGTTACGTTTCCGTTTGGACCTGGAAAACCTCCAGGAAATTTATCTCTGGCTTCGCCAAGCATGTACTTAGCCTTTGCCACGGAATAAGAAATCAACCAAGGACCCGTATAAGGATCATTAATAATATCGTCTTCGGATTTTCTCGCATACACTCTTACGACAATTTCCTCGTCAGCTGTTGGCCGACGAATAATTGTTAATTTGTGAGAATTGACATCCCACGTAAAGTTATATTGACTTGCGAAAACCCGCTCAGTAGTCTCTAGAAATTGGTTATAAAAGTCCCAGGTTGCTAATCCACCAGATCTATTCGGTTGTAACAAATAGATATTATAAAATGCAGCATCTACCGGGTCGAAATTTATTCCACCGTTTGTGTATGCACCGACACCACGGCGGTATAGACGTCTCACTTCTTGCACTTCCTCTGGGAGAGTATACTCGGTTATGTCTCGTGTGATGTGTAGGAAAATATCCTTCTCTAGATTAGCTCCATCTGATTGCTGACGCAATTTTAGGATACCTAATGTTATTGCAAGATTCAGGTGTTCGACGTCTAATTCAACATCAACCATTTGCGCACCGAGCCCTAGCTCGATTTGCTTCATTAACATAACTCTCGGCGTAATTTGTGAAGACATAAGTGTATCAATCCCAGTGATACACTATTTATCAAAACTTGAGTATCTTTTGTAGGTCCGCAGATTTCTTCATTACTAATGCATCATGCAACGCATTATGAATATCATAGTCATTCTCTAAGACAATATCTTCTTCAATATGTGCCGGAACATAAACCGGATGATATTGATTCTTGTGTAAATTTTCAGGCCAACAATCACCTAATAGATTTCTCAAATGCGGCATATCCCACCCAGGATTATCACATGCTAGTATACAGCCGGGTCCTCGGTCATCTATCCAGTTACCTAATTTCAAAGCACAATCATAAGAAGACATACGATAGTGGCCGCCGCGCAGGAACGGCAATACAAATCCCTTAACAAACTCCGAACAATCTTTCAACTCATAGGTATCTGTTAGTTCTGCGTAGAAGAATTCCTCATTCTCATCAACCAGGGCAATGCTGATAAGCTTATTGCCCGGAACAAGATCAGTGAATTCTGTATCTAAAAATAACTTCATCTATCAATTCTTAAAATAATATGATTCTCGTTTAGTTTACCATTACATGGAATATCTACCGTAGTTAGATCCTTCATAAAAGTGCGAAGCTTTACCTTGCTTGCCTTCTTGAACTCAGCGAGCGTCTCTGCTGGCTTGCGGACCGTTTTTTCTACAGAATCAGAGGAATAATCAATCAATCCGGCACCCTTAACACTAAGGCCTCGTTCGTCAAATGCTTTGTATTGAGCCAGCTTCCGTGTCTTTGTATTATATAACCAAACTTCCTTAGATCCAAGTATCTGAACAGGATTTAGACTAACAATACCAAGAGTATTATCATCCTTCTTAAATTTAAGTTTGGATACAATCTTATCCTGGGATACTGGCTTCTTCTTAGCTGGTTTGCGGGCAACTTTTGCAACCTCTTGCAACATATCGCAAGCCTTTAAAAGGTTTGTATGAAACAATGCAAATTTCTTTAGCTCTGGCTTCGTAAAGTTAGAATAGGCTTCATTTAGATCCTTATTTTGCCCTGCGGCGGCCTCTACTATTTCTGCTGCCCTTCGCTCAAATATACTTTGCATATGACGCGAATGTGGTCCCTTCAGTTCGTATGTCTTATAGAGATTTATAAAATCCTCTACGGTCTTTACAGATGATTTTTTATCAAGACAGAAATCATCTATCCACCCTTCCACCTCGCCTGCCACTTCTCTGGCTTTCTCTCTGAGGCGATCTTGTATTGTGATAACCACCTTAGAAGAGTTTTCAACTTGTTTATTGTTGCCATTTTTTTCAGCGAGAAATTCTTCTTCTTTCGTTGCCGTAGCAATCTTCCCTTCTTCTTCATGTATAATCTTCTCAAAGGCTGGCATTAACTTCGGAGTGACATCATCAGGAAGATCACCACCGTGGTTAAGAATATACATATACTTACCAACAGTTGCAAATCTGTTTTCATGCATATCTTTGATACGATCTAACATCGGATGCTTAGGATCTATATGCTTCAAATATTTCACTACTTCTTTTTTCAGATCAATTGAGGATAATTCATAGTGAGCATACATTAGGGCACCCTGATAATGTTGCCTGTAATGTTTATTAGTTTTGACAGCATACGCGAAGTGTGGTTTGGGCCACCCTGTAAACGATCCTGTATATTTTTTTCCAGCCATTATAATATCCTTTTGATATGTTACTATTTTAGCTGATTACAAAACGAAACCGCAACTAATCTTGGTTTAGTTGCGGTTCTGGGATTAATTGGTAGAAAATTTAATCGTCGGTGAGTCTCTTTTCATCGCGCTTTAATTTCTTTTTCTTAGTTTGGTGCGCACCTGCACCAGAGGTCTTAGCATTTTTCGCTACAAAGTTTCGTGGAGGTAGAGCCTTGACTACAAGTTTCTTTGCAGGTTTTGCTTCAAATAATTCACACAATCTCATACCATCTCCAGATAAAAGTACAGGGATGGTAGCGAATCACCCCCGCACGACGCCTGTCTCCAGTCGTAACAACGGTCCTAAAGGTAGTTGTTAACTGTATTTATCAAATTAGATGAATTTTATTTTCGGAAATCTTAATCTTAATAAACAGGCATCCTCATCGGAGATTGTTATATTCCATTCTTCACATTTTCTTCCAAACTTTTCAAAGGTATTAATTCTTTCTTCTTTCAATATTCCGTCAGAGAGATTATAAACCCATTCCCGCTGATAATATAAGAAATCTAAATCCGGCCAGCGTAAAATGTTCGTAACCTTCATTACTGTCTCTGAAAATACTCTCTCGCATTAAAGCTGAATACATTCATTTGATATAACATATACTCTTGCATTGCAAGAAAATACTCTAATGGAGTTGTTGATTTAGCTATCTTAGATAGATACCAATTTTGTAAAATACCTGCGCTCATTTTCTTTCCTTTTTCACTCGTATATAGTTATTTAGCAGCTCACGGATATTTTCAGATCCCGTCGGATTCTTGCTATGCACCGTAAACTTAAAATTCTCCGGCATGGTGTCTGTGTCCATGTCGTATTCGACCAACCAATTAGCAAAATGATATCCAGTCTTCTCATCCGAATAATCATTTGCATAATGCATTAGCCCCAAATCGTGATCAAAGCTAATTACATTTGGAAAACCGTGTTCAGTGACCCAGGCTACTGCCTCATCGTATGAACGAACGGTTATCCAATCTGCACCCCAATGCCCTATGCCGCCGATAAGCAGCCAGGTAACATCTTTGGGATTTCTTTCATCATCGAGGAAAAGATACTTCATATAATATTTTACTTTAGATTGCCATCACCTGTCAACCTTATTATTGTATTAGCTTCTTCCACCTCTCTGAGAATTGATAAACGGTTGTTTTTATCATATCCAATAAATGCTCTTACATCTTTGGGGAAGCAGGTACCACCATATCCGAATTGACCATCTGGCCCCGGTACCAGTAAATGGCTCTGTCCAATTCTCATATCCGATGAGAGTATATCTGTAAATTCCTTCCATGTTTCCTGATGAATTTGCTGCTTCATTCCGTACATATCAACATGTAATTGATATATCTGATTCATGAATGCAACCTTTGTTGCAAGAAATGAATTTATAGCATATTTCGCTAAAGAAGCTTCCTTATAATCAACGATATGGAAACGACAATAAGTGGGTATGCCAGAATGCTTTTTATACAAATCTTTCAATTCTTCACAATCGTGAAAATTTCCAGCAAGTATTATAAATTTTGGATCAATTGCATCCTTCTCCCACGTTGCTTCCCTAATAAATTCTGGAGAATAGATATAGCGTAATGGACCTTCCTTTTTCATTACAGGGTCCGAACCAAATTTAACGTATAAATCGTCTACTATGTCCGGTGGCAACGTACTCTTTAGTACGACGAGACCAGCATACTCGATGTCTACTAATTGCTGGAAAATGTCGTAAATAACACTCGCATCAACGCTCCCATCATCTAATGTAGGTGCAAGTATTGAGACAAATGTTAATTTACAATCAAAATTTGGTAGATCAGCAATAGTTGTTTCCGAATATTTTGGATCAATAATAATGGGTTCGGTATTGTGTTCAAAAGCCTTATGACATGCCTTTCCAACAAATCCATAACCTATAAATGCGGTAGTTTTCAACATTCAAAATCTCCAAATTGGCTCATGTATAAGTCGTGGCGTTAGCACTAAGAAATGGCGTAAACATTACATGAGTCAAAAAAATGCGGTAGTGAGTTTCCCCTCTACCGCACCAAGTATGCATCTAGGCACCCCACCTAAATTCCCCGTCCTGTATTGAGGATCCTCCGCGGTTACATTCTCCCTGTAGGGAGAAGTGCCGCACCGTCCTTAATAGACACATGAATGCCGACGTCGGCATTTTTAATCATAGGCGCTATTTATTGACTACAGGTACGCAACCGGCCCTACAAAGCCGCATACTTAAACTATTTCAACACTCCCATTGTGTAATATGCTTCACACTGCACTCTCCCAAGTGCTTCAATCTTATCTTCATACGGTATTTCGTCGGCTGATTGTTTCTTGCCATAAATCTTTGAAGCGATACGATCAAAGTTATGTATCAAATCATACAGGTTATTCTGAACAATTTTTGAATACGATTTAGACTGCTTCTTAATGTATTCTGTAACACATACTGATATTTTTTCTTCCCTATCAACAAAATCAACCAGATCCTTTATATCTGGCAGAAATTGTTCATCGAAGAGTTGACTTACACGTACCTCTGTAATAACAGGTAATTCTACTAAAGGATCAGTACCCTTAGCAAAGCCATTTAGAGAACAAACAAGCAACAGAGAAAATACTATTCTTCTCATTATATAAGGAAAGGGCCGCAAGGGCCCTAACCTTAAACTTCTTCGTCAGTGCCAGCGTAAACAATCTTCAGCTGGGCCTTCTTCTGCGAAATGTTCTTCGCAACCTGTGCTTCGGCTTCATCGAAAGTCAAATCGCTGTATTCAACCCAGCCACCATAAACACGTTGCAGGTCATACAATGGTTCATCACCATCTTCATGCACAACTTCATTACCGGTTGCGAAAGGCCACGCTGCGGCAGGTGCAAACTTCTGACCTTCTGGAGAAGGCCAAGCAGCTTCGGGTTCAAACTCGTCGTTGTAATCGCCGTTGATAACTGATGCGAATGCCTGGCTAGCATCACCCTCAACTTCACCGACTACTTCGTAGCGCATGCAACGTCCCTTGGCACCATTGTAGTCGGTAGGAATACTGACCACATCTGCCGGATTGATCTTCAAGATCATTACTGGTTGATGTGAACTGCCGAAGCTGCCCAAATAGCTTTCACTGCAGAAGTGTAGACCAACCGAACAATGCGAATCCGGATTGTCATCGACCAGATTGCGTTCCATTTCGACAATCTCACCTACGCTGTTG